CCCGCCCTTCCGACAACAAAACCATCGAAATCGGGCACAAAAAAAGGCCCCCGGATCACTCCGGGGGCCATCAAATCACTACCGTGGAACCAAATCAATCAAACAATCCACCACCGCTGCGGCCGTCACTTATCAGCAACTCGGCCGCCTTCCCTTGTGCGCCGCCATTGACCGAATAGCTGGTCTCAACCGCCTCAATACGAAAAGCCGCGAAGATTTCTCTCACCTCGGGCACATCGTTTAACGAGAGCAGGAACCGCCCCTTGATGCCCGCCAGCAGCGCGGCCAGGCGTTCAAAGTCCGCCGGCGCAAACACGCCATCCCCATAATCAGTCTCGCAGCCCCAATAAGGCGGGTCGAGGTAAAACAGGGTTTCCGGCCGATCATAGGTCTCAATCAGCCGGCCGAACGGCAAGCACTCGATCGCCACGCCGGCCAGGCGCTCATGCACATCTTCCAGAATGGCGCCCAGCTTCGTTACATCAAACCGGCCGCTGTCGGCCGTGCTGGTACCAAAATTCCGGCCGGCCACTTTCCCGCCGAATGCCGTTCGCTGGAGGTACAAAAACCGCACCGCCCGCTCGAGGTCCGTAAGAGTATCCGGATTCGCAGCCTTTAGCCGCTCAAACTCTGCCCGGCTGGTCACCTGCCAGCGCAGCATGTCCATCAGCGGCACATAATGCCTTTGTAGCACCCGGAACAGCGTTGCCACGTCCCGGCTGATATCGTTCACCACCTCAGCTTGGGCGCGGAACGGCCGCCGCAGGAACACACCACCCATGCCCACGAAAGGCTCCACGTAGCAGCTGTGGGAGACGGTGGAGATCCGTTGGATAATTCGCGCCGCCAGGCGGCGCTTGCCGCCCAGATACGGCGCAACCGGTTCCACCGGCGTAACAGATATGGACTCCATGTCGATTGTCCGGTCATTCTGCACCCGCCTCCGGCCGGAGGTGCGGGGCGGTTAATACCGTGCGCGGACAACTTCGCGCGGCTTTGGCTGCTCGCAACAGCCAGGCCCCCGCGCTACGGGGGTAGTCTCGTCAAACCGGCGCCGGCGCCTCGTTCACGCCTGCCATCTGGAAGGCCAAGGCCAGAAAAGAATTCACCCGGTTAAGCCAGCCTTTGCCGTAGATCGAAAACTGCGCAAGGGTGCGGTAATGCGCTGCCTGGGCGTTGCCAATCGCCTGCAGCGCGGTTTTGGTGCCCACATAGCCGGTATAGGTCGCCAGCGCCGCCAGCGTGCGCGGGCCGATCACGCCATCCTGCTTCACGGCAACCAGTGCCTGCAATTCCGTCGCCGCCACGGCGCCGGCATTCACCTCGAAATGCATCAGCAGCGCATCCACGCCGGCCGGCAAAAAATCCCCGTCCACCATATTCCAGTATCGCTGGCGGTAAAGCGGGTCTGTATCAGCCTGCGTTAACCCCTGCATCATCTTGGCGCTTACCAGGGACAGCGGAATCCCCTTCCACGCCGCCCATTCCCGCGCCGTCACGCCCAGGTTCGTCATGCCGCCAGGGTCTCGCGGGTCGTTAGAAAAGCCACCCTCAGCCGTATACAAATGCGGCATCACCAGGCCAAAATCCTGCTGCATATCTATTTTCCAAAAAGGAGCTTGACGACTTCGATCAATGCGCCGCCCGAAATCGCGGCCAACATAATTTGAAAGAAATTCCCGCGCGCTGCCTCGCGCTGCGATTTTGCCCCATTTGCCGTGGCCGTTTGCAAAATCAGCTGATCAAGCTTCGATCCATTCAATGTGCTTAACGTTTTAACTTCCGCAAGATCATTCTTTTGGTCCGCAAACGAATTGACATTCTGCTGGTGCCGCTGCTCATCCAAAACATCCTTCGCGGCGCGCCATAACTCCAGCCTTGTCAACCGGGCGTTCATGTCGCGAACATCATGTTCATCAGCCATTTCGTCTCCAACCAGAAAATCGCCCCGGCTTGCGCCGGGGCCAGGTGGTTATTTCTCGATGCCGATCAGCTCCAGGAAGTCATGGAATAACAGCGCCATTCCGGAAAGCTTCGCCGCGATCACAGGATTGTTCTGCACGGCCGGCGTGGCCGCCAGCGCGGAAAGCCCGACCGCGACATCGGACGCCGCGGTATGATGGTCCAGGTTCGCTTCCACCGCATTGGTCACGTTCTCGGCGGCATCCAAACCCGCAATCGCTGGTGCGGCTGCGGGAAGGGCAGCGGCAACAATCGGCGCCAGGCCGTTGATAACACCCTCCACGGTCTGTGTGGTACTCTGCAAAGTGCTCGACATTTCATGCTCCTTTTCAAAACGCGGGTCCGCCGCGCACGGTTAGGTTTTTTCTGCAACCACCTGCTGGGGCGCCGGAGGATCGCTGGGCACCGCCGGCAGAATTTTCAGGGCGATGAGGTAGTGAAACAACATCGTCAGCAGGCTCGCGAATGCCAGCGCGACGGTATCCGGAATTTGAATCCCGCGCAGCGAAAGAACCCAAACCACAATCACGGTAAAAAGCCCCGCCCCGCCGGCGGCGCCCTGGCCACTACCAAGCGTCGTGTTCATTCCACGCTCCTTTCAAACGTCCGTTTCTGGATCGGAGATAATCCAATCCTCACACCAATCCTGTGCATCATCATCCTGGTACGCTGGCACGACAAAAGACCCATCGACCAGCGGCAGTGGTTGGGCCCATGCTTGCGTCACGCCATCCTCGGGCAGGTCCATTAGCGCAGTCTGCGCATCACAATATTCTTGCGCGCTCGCCAGAGTCGTAAATCGTTTAAACGTACTCATATGCCAGGTATCCCGTAAAACTTCTCTTGGCTTTGTTCCAGTGTTTTCCTATCGGACGTAGAAAGCACAGAGAAATCAATTACAATTTCATTCATATAATAACCTGCCGTCGCGGCGGTGACGGAGGAGACATTAAAGCCCGTACCGGCGGTCGCCAATGACGACAAAGATTGAGTGGATATAGCACTTCCATCAATAAATAAGTTGCCACTGAATGTGCCGCCCGATATTCCTGCGCCAGACTGCAATGTTAATATTGCTGGGGTGCCCCACGCCTGTGAGCTTCCGGCAAAAGCTGCATTCGCGCCAGATTTGACCAAATAAATCGGCGCTGGATTTCCACTTCCGCCCGCCGCAAAGCCCAGCGCACTTCCACCATTATTCGTGATAATGGCCGGAAATCCAGCGCTACCAATAATGGACTCTACGACATTGATCGTTTGTGCGCCCGCGCCAAACACAGCATAGGATGCATTTTTCAACTGATACGTTACCGTCGACCCAGCCCCGCCAAACTTCAATGCGGGCACCCCGCTTGACGTTAAAAGAACCCCGCTTTTTATGATAGGCGGTTGATTGGCGGCTGTGGTCTGAGAAAGATCGCCGGCCGAGCCAGCCGACCCTTGGTTATACCATTTCGTCACAAATCCATCACCCGTGCCGACGAAAGCGAGAAGCGCCGTGATATTCAATACCCCTGATCGAAAGCCGACATCGATCGCCGAATTATCGCTGGATCGCCGAACGTTGATGCAACTGCCTTTATAGGCGGCCCGCATCAACCTGAATGAATAAGCAATGACAGGAACGGTCGAAAGACAGTCGAGAACACAACCTCCCACGGAAAAACCAATCGTAACATCGCCGATCAGCATTACTGCACACCATTGATCAGCGCGCAGACAATGCGGCCCGAGTCCATAACCCAATAAACCAGCACGTCGATCGCATTGGCTGCGGTGCTCAATGTCGGCGTGCCAGCCGCGCCAAACTTGAAATAAGTCCCGAAGCTCGCGGTGCGGCCACCGGTTGAATCCTGGATAATCTCGATATGCCCGGACGCCCCAACATTCATGACACTCGGGTTCGCGAACGTCACGTTTCCCGTCAACGTCACCACCGCGTCATTTCCCGCGCTGGTGTCAAAGGTAATCGTGGAAGCATATGTCAGGCTCTGAACCGTTGCAGACTGCGTCTTCGTAAAAGTCTGCGCAGCGTTCAGCGCTGCTGCATTGGCGACATCGGCCGTGGTAAGCGTCACGGTACCGGTGCGCCCAGCCACGCTGGTCACTTCATTGCCCAGCCCGTCGATCTTGTTCCACGTATTGGAAAGCCCGTTAAAAACGGCCTTGTCCCCAACATTCCAGCTACTGATGCCATCCAGCGTGGTGGTGCCAGCGACCGAAACAACATAGGTCACGCCAGGCGACCCTGTGCCGGACGTAAACGCCGGCGAATTGGTCGATGCGTTCCAATTCCCGCCGAACACCAGAGCTTCCGCCAGACCCAAATTCGCCACCGCGCCAGCCGCCGTGTTCGCGCCGGTGCCGCCCTGTGTAATCGGTATCGGCGCCGCGAATTGCGGGTTTCCTCCATCCCGCGCCAGCAGCCGGTAATTCGTCGTGGCGGCGACATATTGCGCGAGGATCTGCTGCCCTGCCTGCACGGCGCCTGCCACCAGCGCGGCCGCCGTACCGCTCAGCAGAGATTTCGCACCGGACCCGTTATAGTTGATCGTCACGCTACCGGTGCTGGTCGCGCCCACTAGAATCGACAGCACCATCCCATCCGCCGGCGCTGTCGGCCCCACATTGGAGGCAACGGTGATCACCCCGGCCGTGGTGCTGCTATCAACGCAGTTGACGGTAATATCCGTCTGCAGCGCCAACGGGTGACCATTGGCGGTGGAGCCATCATGCACATGCAGACGGTTATTGTCGGTGTTCACCGCCAGCTCGCCGGCCGCACCGGTAAACGCCGCCATGCCGGCCGTGTTGCCACGCCGGCGCTTGACCTGAATGCTCATGGAACCCCGATTAAGTTAATGTGCCGAGATCGATGACGATATTCACCGGGTCAAACACGGACCCGAAATCGTCAAACTCAACCGCCGCGTCTGCCACCTGGCCGTAATCCAGCGGAATGCCCATCGAAAGGGCAGACGCCACCTGCCCGAACAACCCGCCGCCGATCGGCACGTACGGATAGGCGATGCAGTTGGACAAATCTTGCAGCCCGCCGCCCTGCCCGTTGAAGCTGGCCAGCTTTACCCAGATCAGCTGGCCAACATAGGCCGTTGGCAGGTCGTACACCAGGAAAGCGCCATCCAGCCTGGCAAACTGCGTGCCGGCGGCATGCGCGCTGCCCGTGGTGCCATTCTGGCCCCGGTACAGGGATGTCAGGGCGTATTGGTTGGCCGCCGTTAATGTCGCGGTCTGAAAGCTCAGCACCTCGCCATCCACATAACAAACCGTGCTGCCATTGGCCGCATCCGCGGCGGATGCCGCGCTGGCGAGCGCCCCGCCGCTCTGCGTCATATCCACGGCCAGCGTGTCGGTGCTGTCCGGGTTGCCGCCAGCATAGGCCGGCAGCGCGGTCAGCAGCGCGCCTTGCCGCACCGGCGCGGTGATGGTCCCGACAAATTCATACGTCGCATTGTCACTCGAAATATAAACATTCGCGCCACCCCATTGCGGGTCTGCAACGCCGCCGATAGACCCGGAAGCGCCAATCCAAACCTGCGCTTCATTGTTGGTCATTGAAGGCGGAGGCTCGAATATGATCGGCGGGTTCACCGGGCTGGCTGGCGCATATTGCACATTGCCCAGGCCGCCATTGGTTTGTTTCGGATAGGCCACGGCGGTCGCCACGCCGGCCGGCAACTCTTCCACCTGCACCGTCAAAACGCCGGTATCGTCTTCCTCCTCAATTTGGACAATCCGAACGGCCGTGCCAGTCATGCCCATCACGGTCTCGTTGAAGGCCAGCCAGTCCATCGGGTCCAGCCCGCAATACCGCGCATCCAGCTTGATCGTGTAGGTATTTCGCACATAAAGCTGCCGCTGCAGGATCAGTTGCGCGACAATCGCCGCCACGGCCGCATCGCAAATCTCAGTGGCGGAAACGCTGGTATCGACGCGCAGCCCATACTGATTAACCGCCGCCTCAATCCGCGCCTCGATCGGCACGGAATTATACTCGTTCGCCCGGTCGTTAATCGTCAGCCGCTCGACATTATAGGCTTCGGACGGATCGGTAATCTGCCCTTGCACCGGGTCCGCCGTCGAATCGCCCTGGAAATCATCGTCATCCAGCGTGAACACCGGCGTCATGTTCGGCACATAGGTCACGCCATTGCCGGAAATCGGCGTGTCCCCGTACGGGATAAACCTCACTTTTCCGCCGGAAACCACCACGGCGGTATTCAACAATTTAATCCACCGCTGCAGCACGGATTGCGCGGTTTCCACATCCGTCAGGCATGGTGAGAATGAAATGCTGACAGCCCGCAAATAGGTCTGCAGCGCCGCATCACCCGTGGTGCTGGCCGCCGCGGATGAATATAGGCTGGTTCCATCCAGCGACCCAGCCGGAAACCGCACGCCATATTGCTGGTTCAGCAGAAAATCGCCGATCACCTGCGCAGGATCGGCGTCGGTACCATTCGTGCCGCCCCCCGAAAATGCGTTGATCACCTCAAAATTATGGTTGGAGAGTGAGGCCGAGCTGCCCAGGTCATAATCCGCCGCGCACACGAACGCCGTGCCGGCATAACCCAGCGCCTGCGTTGGATATAAAAAAGCTAAGTACGGCCAAACAGCCTGCGGCGTGGTGCCGGTGAACAACGAAAGCCCCACCTGCGCGGGGCTGGCATAGATCAAGCTATCCTTCCACACCTGCGCCACGGTGGTCAGCGGCCCCTCGCATAACCCCATGATAATATCGGCGGAGTAGGTGTAGCCGGTAACAGACCCACCGCCTTTGCCGGCGCTTTGCTTTTGCGCATTGGCCCGGAAATTCGCGGTCCAGATCAGGTTCGGCGAAAGCTTTGTGCGGCCCCAGAAAACCGGAATCGGCAGCGTGCTGGTGGACGTCTGGATCTGCAGGCCGGTATATTCCGGTTTCGCACTTTGGCCGCTGCCGGCGCTCAAAAAACTCATCTGCCGCTACGCCGCCAATAGCTGTAGAACTTGCACGCTTTGTCCGCGAAGGGGCTTTTGCCGATATCCTCCATCACCACGCAGCCCGCCGGCGCCGAGGCATGCACAATCAGCGGCCAGCCGATCACCACGCCGCCATGGCTATAGGTCCGGCCATGCCGGAACACCGCAACATCGCCAAACAGCGGCTGCTCCACCTCGGCCACGCGCTCGAGCACGAAGCCGAGATATTTTTCTTCCGAGCGGTGCATATACCAGTCATTGGAATAAGGCCTGGGGTCGAACGGTGGCACCAGGCCGCAATCCACGAACACGCGCACCAGCAACATGCCGCAGTCCACCCCAGCACCCTTCACATCCGCCTGGTGCTGGTACGGCGTGCCAATCCACGCGCAGGCTTCCGCCACCACCGCGGCGCGCTGGCTAATCTCTTGGGCGGTGGGAATCATTTAATAGGCGTAGTTCGGGGCCGGAACGAACGGAAAGCCCCGGAAATTCGCCTGGTTATTGAACTTGGCGCAGCCGCCGGCGCCCAGGCTGTGGTCACAGCCCGGCCAGATCAAAAACGCATCGCCCACAGCCGGCGCATAATTCAGCGGCGCGACCAGGTTGACGGTAGACCCGCTGGCGCTGCCAATCTGCACCAGCGTCCCGGCATTCTGCCCGCCTTGAAACATCAGCATTCCCTGCGCAAAATTCGTGAAAGCCGCATCGACAATCGCAACGGTCGGGGCCGAGCTGTATCCGGTTCCATGGTTGGTCATGGTCACCCCCGTCACAGCGCCCCCGCTAATCACCGGCACCCCGGCAGCACCCGTGCCGCCCCCGCCGCTGAAAACCACCTGCGTGGCGCCGGAATAGCCGCTGCCACCGGCGCTGACGCTTACGCTGTTCACGGACTGGCTGCCGCCCAGCAGCACCGCCTCGGCCGTCGCGGTCCCGCTGACGCCCGGACTGATCGTGATCGTCGGGTTCGTATAGCCAGCGCCAGGGCTCACCACCTGGATGGCGTACAGCACGTACGTGGCGACCCCGTAGGCATTGCTGCGGTTGCCGTAATTGGCGCTAAGCAGCGCCCGCAGCACGGCGCCAGACCCAGTTGGATCGCTCACCGTAACCGTCGGCACGGAGTAAAATAAATTGTTGGAACCGCCGCTGGTAACAATCACCCGGCCAATCGCCGCACCGCCGGCCCCGCTCATATTCGCCGTTGCCACCGCGCCGGTGCCAGCCAGAGACACGACGATCTGGCTCACGGTGGACCCGGCGCCGGCCGTCGCCAGCGTCTGGTAATTGCCCTTATTCAGCCCGCAGCCGGAATCATACAGCGTATGCAGGCAAGAAGGCTGCCAAAGGTTGCGCGGAAAATCGATATCCAGCAGCACCAGGTCGCTTTTCAGGTTGATCTGCGCCGTGGTCCGTCCCAGCCCGGTAATGTCCGCCACGCGGCCCACGAACAGCGTCACGCCGCCAGTCGCAACCGCCCCTTTCATCGGGTTCGGCGGCCAAGCTGTGGCCGGATTAAAGAACGCCCGCTCCCGCTGGATATAACAGCCATCCAGCACATGCTGCCTGATCGCCTGCGCCCACGGAATCCCTTTAATCGTATCCGTGCTGCCATAGATCAGGTCGATCTCTTGCTCGTCGATATCCACGCCGGTGGTCTGCTTGAATTTCAGGCCCTGGATGCGAACGGCGTTCGCGGCGAAATAATTGCCATTCAACCACACCGGAACATCCAGGTTGGTGTAGCGCAGCACCGTCCCGTCCTGCAGCGTCATGGTGAAGCACTCGGCAAAGGGCAGTTCGGTCCAGCTCTGAATCCCGGCGGCAATCAGCGCCGCATAGCCTGGCTTCACGAAGTGCGGACCGATCGGAATTTGCAGCTCTGCAGCGTGTGCATCTGGTACATGAACTCTTCATAATCATGCACGTCGTCGAGAAACCGGCAGACGAAATAATAGGTGAAATCCGCCGTCACCGTCACGTTGGCGCCGGGCGGGGTGGCGAAGCTTATCGTATTGCCGTTTGCAACCGCCCAACTCCCACCGGCCTGCGCGACACCATTCAGGTAAACCGTCGTCACGATATTCGCGGCCTGCACCTGCTCGCTATAATTGCCCACCGTCCGCAGCAGCGGGAACACCGCCGTGGTGCCGTCGCCAATCCCCAGCGTGCCGCCGCTCACCTGGTTGAAATCCGGGTCAGTGAACAGCCACGCGCCATACTGCCCCTGCAGGGACAGGAAAAACCCCATCAGCAGTTGCTGGCTTTGCGCCGGAATCGCGCCCAGATTATTGTTGCCGGAATACAGCCCGTCGAAGGTCAGTTCGAACTCATACAGCGGGATGGTGTAATAGGGGCTGCGCACCTCCCGCCCGCTCACCGCGGCGGCAATGCGCGTGGAATAAGTCGGCCGCCTGTGTACGCTCCACCCCTGCCCGGCCCCGTTCAATGTCGCCAGGGTTGGAAAAGCTACTGTTGGAATCAATGGGTTCACCGGATAAGAAAAAACATACTCGATCATCGCGCTGCCCAGGCGCAGTTGTGGGCTGCCGGTGGTGACGTCCTCGCCAAGCGCCCCGCCGACCCGCAGCTTCGGGCTGCCGGTGGTGACGTCCTCGCCAAGCGCCCCGCCGACCCGCAGCTTCGGGCTGCCGGTCGTAATGTCCTCGCCGATCGCGCCACCCACCCGCAGCTTGGGCGTTCCGGTGGTAACGTCCTCGCCAAGCGCCCCGCCAACGCGCAGGTTCGTCACGCCGCGACCTTACCGCCAAATTGCAACGGCGCGCTCAATGCCGCGGGCGTAAACGGCACGCCAGTCGAAGGATCGGTTTCCCAGATATCGGACTGCGTGGTGTAGCTGCTGGCCAGCGGCACCGTGGCACCGCTCGCCAGCGTCCCGCCGGATTTCAACCAGGTCGCGGCACTGCGCGTGCCCGAATCATCTTTCTCGCCCAGCAGGCTAACCATCACGCCGGCGACAGCGGTAACGCCGGATGGCGACGCGCCCTTATATAAATCGCCATTCCCAACAGTGGACCCTGCGTTATAATTGGCCCCATTCGGCGCTGATTGACCGGCATTGGCATAATTCGTGGATAATCCAACGGGCGTCAGCTGCGTCGTGTCGCCATTGGCGGTCGGCAGCACGCCGATCACACGCCTGTCCCCAAGGAAATTATTGTTGCGCGTGCCGGTCGTGTCCCACCAGACCTTATGCTGCACAAAATTATAATTGTTGCTCGCCGTGTAAGATGTGGTGTCTGCCAGAGCACGGCTGCCATTTTGCGTGTTAACGCCGGTTAGATTGATCGTGGTGGAAGGCAGGGAAATTTTAACTGATCCGCTGGTCCCGCTTCCAATCGTGAACAGAACCTCCACCCAGAAATAGGCGTTGATCGGAAACTGGCCAGGTGCCGTTGTCAGCAACACGCCACCTGGACCGTAAACCTGAATCACGCCGGAGGTGCCGTTGAAATTAACGCCGCAATGATTAACGCCGTTCACCAGGTCCACGGCATTGATCGAAAATACGCCGCCGATTCCCACAAGCATCCGCAGCGAATGCCCAAGCGCCGAGAATGGGCCGCCAGGAACGATGCGGCGGCAAATATTAGCCACTCCAACACCGTTATTGCCGAAATATAGGCACGGGTCATTTGTTCCACCACCCGTGGTGATGGAGATCGAGTTATATCCAGATGGCGGATAGTACCGATTATAGGCCCAATAATCGCTCGCGTTGCCCGAGAACCGAAAACTTTCACAGTCCCGCAGCATCGTCTATCTCCGCATCATGCGTGCGATGGCCGGATATTTTTGCAAACTACCGCTGCGCACGGCGGTATTCAGCGTGCTCAAAATCGTCTCGGCATCCGCGCCGCCACCGCCGCCATGCGCCGTCAGGTTAAAATGGTTGGTCACATTCGTATCGCCGCTCGAATCGTTGATGCTCCCGCCATTGGAAATCATCGTCTGCAGCGGCTGCGCGATATGCGCCGGCAGCACCATTTCCTTCTCATGCAGTTGCACCACAGGGTTGACGCCGGCGCCAATCGTCATGCCGCCCTCGGCGGACAGCACGTCAAACGCCATCACGCCGGCAAACGCCGCCGCGGCGGCCGCCGGCGCCAGCACGGGACCGATATAGGGAATGCTCGCAACAGCCGCGAAGGCGCCGGACGCGGCAACATAGGCATTATGAATAATGGTTTCGGACCCCGCCGCCGCGTCAATCGCTTTGCCGCTTGCGGTAAAGCCCGCTTTCGTCGCGAGCATTTCCGCTTCGCTCGCGACATAGGCTTCCAGCTTCTTCGCCGCGGCATCCACAAAGGACAGCACCACGCTCTGCGCCGCCTTCGCCTCCGCCTGCTTCAGGGTTTCGGTCCCCTGGATGATGCCTTTGATACTGGTATCGAACGCGCTGGTAATCGGCTGGAATGCCCGCTGCCAGGCCTGTTGCGTCGCCTGTGCGGCTGCCTGTTGCTTCTGCTGTAATTCGTTAGCCTGCTGCACCTGGGCTTGCACCAGCGCGGCATTCATTTGCGAGATCGTCTCCACATGCTGCGCCGTCATCACCTGAATATCATCCAGCGCCTTCGCCTTCGCCACCGTCCCGGCCTGCAGCAGCGCGGCTTCTTTCTCGGCTTCGGTCAACTGCGCCTGGTACATCTGATTTTGTGCCGAAATTTCGGCCTGCACCTCTTGCGCCTTGGTCATTTGCCCGGCGGTGACTTGCGCATCCCATGTCGAAATCTGCGTCTCGTACTCGCTGGCGGAGATCTGCTTGCGCGCATCGGCCGCCGCCTGGGCAATTTGCGTTATCTGATCCTGCGCCGCCTGCGCCTTCGAGGCACCCCCATCACCTGCGCCGCCGGCAGAATAATCGTACGTGTTCCCGCCGGCGTTGCTATTATCCTGCCCCGCCACGCCCTGGTGATCACCCAACGACCCACCGCCTGTAATGCTTGGCGCTTGCGCCGTACCAGCGGCAGCGCCGCCAGCTCCTGCGCTCTGCGCGGCGATCGATGCGTCTAATTGTTTCTTTTGCGCCTCCAGACCAGACAGATCGAGCTCGAGTTTTGGTTTTAAGTACACTTGCCTCGCCGACAAGGTGTTAATCTCATGCTCCACCTGGGCGATCTGCCCATTGATATCCGGGGCAAGATTTTCGGCCAACGCAGTTAATGCCGGCAACAAACCCCGGACGATCATATCTTCCAGCCCATGGGTGGCGGCAGACGCCCGTGCCATATCCTGTTCGTATTGCTCTGCGGCTTCGGCCGTTTCCCCGGTCCATGTGCTATGCAAATTATCAGATTGGATAATGAGGCCGCCGATACCCTCTTTACCGATAAGATTTCCCAACGGAATCATGGTAGCGCCCAGCTTGGAGCCGAACACGTCAGTCTCAAGCGCAGCCTTATTCGCCCCATCTGAATAGGTCAGCAGTTTCGCAAATAATTCATCGATGATGTCCGCCATCGGACGAATATTGCCGCTGGCATCGGTCACCTGGATACCCATGGCACGAAAAGCATCAGCAGCTTTGCCCGTACCTGAAGCAGCTTCCTGCAAGGTATTCGGCATCCGTTGCAGAATTCGCGTGACCTCGTCAAAATCCGTACCGGTCAGCTGCGCGCCTACGCGAAGACCAGAGAGCTGTTCGGTGGTAAGACCCGTTTCCTGGCTCAGCTTGAGTAATCCCGCACCAGTCTCCGCGACGTGATTGATCGCCTCGCCAACCTGGTCAACAGCCAAACCTGCAACCACGAATTCGCTAAGTGAACCGGCAAGCCGTCCGAAGCTAGTGAATTTATCGGTCAATCCTTGCACCGACTTAGTTGTCCCTTCAACGCCCTCCACCAGCTTGGCAAATCCGCCTCTAGAAGCCTCAGCGGCTTCCATGTTAGACCTCGCGATTTCTGCATTTGCGGCAGCGATGGCCGTTTTGAGCGCGTTGACAGTAGCCGTCTGTGCCGCAGCAGCTTCGACCGCTTGCTGTAGCTGCGCCTGTTGCGCTGATTTCATTTCCTCGCTTGCGGCAACGACGCCCTTGGCTAAATCACGAACGCTTGCCAGCATCTGCTTATCGACGGCTTGGGCAATCGCCATCTTGGTCTGCAGATCCGTGACGTCGGCTGTGATTTTGACTTGTAATGCGCTATCCGGCATTTTAAACCCTAAATTGTAACATGTTTATGGGAGTTATTCGGTGCTGGTCATTTGCCTTTGGCTATTTTGCGGGATCATCTGCGCCGTGATGGCGTCCAACAAAAACCGGAACGTGCCGGGGTGGCTGTTCATCGGCTTCATTTTCGGCATCTTCGCCGTCATTCTGCTGGCGGTCATGAAGTCACTGCCCGGCGATGATGCCACGGCGCCGGCACTAACATCACCAGTGAACGCCGTTCACATGAGTGAAACCAAAACCTGCCCGCAATGCGCGGAAACCATCAAGGCAGCAGCCATCAAATGCCGTTTCTGCGGCGCGGACCTCACCGCCGCTGCGCTGCCTTGAACCACGCCGCCAGCACCACTTGCACGGGCGGGTTGTCTTTCCAATGGTCGCACAGCGCCCTGTAATGGTTCCAGGTCATCGCATCGATCTGGTCTTCGGTATACCCTAGCACCGTAGTAATCGTCGCCCGTATCTTGGACCAGTCGAACTCGCTTAAGGGGACACCGCTTCCCCTTTGGGCTCCCCCTGGGCATCGTTCTCCGCGTTTGGAACTGGATAATATCCGATTATCTGTCCGATTTCCCAGTGAGCTTTCGCGAGTTCGGAAGATTTTACATTTTCCAACTCCAAAAACTGCTTGTAATCACCGTCAAAGCCGCCGCCACGATGAATTTCACCATGCACGATTTCAGTTTGCCGTTGAATTTCCATCGCCGTCTTTGGAACCAAACTCGATTCCGCCATCAGCGGCACCAGCGTCATCACATCCTTGATCGTATAGGTCGCAAGCGGGTACTCCACCCCACCCAATGTCACGCTATGCTGTGCCATTAGTTCACATCCCCGCTGAAGCCATAAACCCGCTTGAGGAAATCCGCACTGGCGGTCCAGTCACTTTCAGGGATCGTCCAGTCCTCGTTCTTGAAGTCGAGGCTGAATTTATCAATCCCGGCGTTAAACACCGTGCAGGTCATCGGCGTGCCGGCATAGCCCGGGTTGTTGCTTCGGTACAGGTTGCTCGCCACGATCATGAACGTCGGGCGGTACCCCATCGGCTGGGCATAATAGATGAAATTAGTGCCCGTGGTCTTCGTGTATGTATAGCTCGGCAGCACATACAACCCGGCATCCGCCGGGGCGAAAGTATAAACCCCCGCGGCCACCGAATACTGCCCCGTGGTGGGGGCGGAGGCGACGCATTTCAGCTGGATGCCCGTCGCGGCATAAATCACCCCGCCATCCGCCACGAAGCTGGCGGCGTTAGCGACGGTGATGGAAGGCCCGAAGGTAATGGAAGCACCGCTGGCCACCGTGCCCGTCACGGCCTGGCTCAGGGTGACCGTGGTGCCGGTCAAGGACGCCACGGTGGTGCCAGCTGCAATATTGGTGCCCGTCACGCTCTGCCCCACCACGGCGCCGGTCGTGGAAACAAAGGTTAGGGTCGTGCCGCTGGCGGTGGCGGCGCTGGTCACCAGCGTGACAGGCGCTGGAATCACCGTTCCCGTCGGCGTCCCCTCATTATCGGCCACCAACGTGGACCCGGTATTCAAGGTCTGGCCCGTGATCAGGTTATTGACATCCTGCATCTTGAATTTCGCGGCTTTGACCTTGCCGGAAACTTTCAGGGCGCCGCGCGCAATGGCTGCCGCCGCATCATCCCGGCCCTGCAGGGGCTTGTTGCCCCAATCGAGGTCGATCGAAAATTCCTGCGTCGTGCCAACCTGCACCGGCTGCGGCACGGCCACGCCGTTTTGCAGCATGAAGATTTTGCTGGTGCCGTAAATGTAGCTTTCGAGAGCCATGTCACAAAATCCTTACGTTCAGGTTGCGGTCGAAAATTCCGCGACAATCGCGGCAATCAGTTCAGGCGCTGCGGCCTCCACTTTGGCGAAGGCATCCGGCGGCAACGTGTCCAGCCTGGCGTTGCGCCAGCCCTGGTAAACCCGCCACGCCACCGCCTCGGCTGCACTGGCGGTCACCGCCGGCGCCGCCACAGTCGTCGGCGTTTCCTTCGCCAGCGCCTCTTCCACAGCTTCCGCAATGGCACGCGCCTCGGCAAACGGCACAGCCGCACCCTTCGCCGCGGCAGCGCCAGCGTCGTTCGTTTCGCTCATTTGGGTCTCCGAATTTTATGAAATCGCGACTATCCGAATCGGCACCCGCGCCACGGCCTGCCCGGTGGACTGTGTGGCGCCATCATCGATATCGATTTTGTCTTTCTGGATGTAACAGCTTGAGACATAGCTCAGGCCGAGATTTTGGTAGTCCATGGAAGGCAGCGGTCTCAGCGCGTCCTCAAGGCCCGTCACCAGCTCGGCAATCTTCCGGCCGGGCGCTTCCGTCAAATCGCTGGCTTTGTAGTAAATCCAGATCTCGAAATGCATAGTCACGGCCACCGCAGGCATCCGCCCTGGCCGGTCGCCATATTCATCGCCCAGCCAGCGCAGGAACAGCGCCGGCTGCGCCGGCACATCGGTCCACAACCGCAACCGCTGGCTCTTGGTCACGAAATCGCCTGAGCTTACAGCCAGGTCATACAGCGCGTCCATAATCTGCACCCGGTTCAAGCTCACAGCGCCGCGGCCTTATCCACCGCCTCATGCATAGCCGCCAAGGCATCGCCCTCAATTTCATGCAGGGGATCACGCAAATAATTACGTGCTGTTATGTTAACTCTTCGATTATACGCTTTAACCATCCCGCGTGATGGCGCCGAAATCTTAGACGATAGATCGGTACGCCTTGAAGGATGTTCTTTGACATGTGCAACGCCATGAGCGCCATATTCCTCCGCACCAGCTTTAGCATTTTCGTTTTGCGTATCACCACGCACACTGACGATACCAGAAATCCGATCAGGATAATCCTTTACGGACATCTCAATCTCGCTGGCCAGCTTTCCGGTCCGTTTCGGGGCAGCGCCTTCAACCATGTCGCGCAGGCGCTCAGTCACCTGCGTGATCGCCGCTTTCAGGTTGGCATGCGCCTCGGCCGGAAACTCATCAAACCGCAGCGCAACCTTCCGGTCGGTAACAATCTCGATGCCAATTTCCATCAGCCCACCACCGGCACGCGATAGCTCTCCAGCAGGTCCTCGATGTCCGGCGGCAAATTGCCGCCCTTATTGTCATCAACCCAATACCGCGTGGTCCCCGCTGGCTGCGCTTGTTCCATGATCGATGGATCACGCCCACGATTCCAGAACATTTTCGTCACCATGCGGATGCAGGCATCCGTCAGGTCACCCGGCAACGTGGCGTAACCGGCCGTGTAAGTCACGGTCGTTGGCCAGGCATCCCAGTCCATTGCCGTGCCCGTGAATGGGTTCAGCCGCATCAACTGCCCGCTCTGCGGCTTCACGAGATAATCTTTGTACGGCGTCAGCGTCTGCACGGACCCTGGCGCCGTCTGCACAGTCACGCCCGGCGCGAAATACACCAATGACCCGTTTGCAACGGGCGCCGCGATCGGCTGGCTCAAGGTCACGCTGGTCTGGCCCACGGCGGTAATCAGCGTGCCGTCAGGGATATTCGCCTGCACGGCTGCCATGCCAGCCACCAGGCCCGCCGTGCTGGCAAAATTCAATACATTGCCAGAACCCGCGGCTGCATTTGTCGGCAGCGTCGCCACCAGCACCGGCCATTCGGAAAGCTGAATCATCCAAATGCTTCCCGGCACCTGGCCCGGATAATCGTCCCGCTGCGGAAAAACCTGGTCCTGCAGGGTCTGCACGCCAAACACCCGGTCGCAATGCTTCTGAATTGCCCAGGAAGCCTTGCCAATCTGGTCCGTCAAAAATATGTCCAGCAGCTGGTCGTTGCCGAACGTAATCACGCTGCCCGCCGGCACATCCCCGGTCACCGGCAAGCTCAGCGTCACGGTGGTTGGGGTCACGGCCGCCACCACCGTGCCGGTCTGAATATTCGGTCCCGCCACGCTGGTGGGAGATCCATCGGTGGAGGATTGCGGCGCAATCCCAGCAGTCCCCAAAAACGGCAGCACCTGGCCGGACGGCACATCGGCGCTCGTCACATAATTGGTACCGCTGGGCACGCCAAGCTGCGCTTTCACCTGCGCCAGCGTCGCCAGGGCATAGCTCGCCGGCGGCGTGATCACCGTCTTTATGGTTTGCACGCCCAAGCTGGAAGCGCCTCAGCTCATGCCGACGATATTGGTGGCGGACGTGCCGGTGGCCATCACGCACCCTGCCCGCACATGCAGCACGGTCCCGGCGGGCACGCTGGAAAACGTCACGGGCGCTGTATCCTCCACCCCGATAATCGTCAGGCTTCCCGCCCCGCCCACGTAAATCGATTTCGTGGCCAGCAGCAGCGGTGTGTTATCGGCCGGGGTGATGGCCCGCAAGCGGGAGCACGGCCCATTCAGGTCATCGCCCATGCCCGCGAACAGGTCGGTACTGGCATAGTTATTCGCCATTGCCCGCCCCCTTCGTCTTCAGCCGCTTTGCAGGCGGCGGCGTCAGTGATGCCGCTTCCGGCCACGCGGCCGGGTTTTGCGCATCACCATTCGCGACCAGGGAGTCGGCCACGTCATCCGGCAGCACGGCCGTATCGTTCTGCCGATACGGCCGCATGTCGCGCGTCATCGTCACCTTTTTCATGGCTTACGGGGACGCCGCCAACCGGTCGAACCCGGCGAAGAACGCCACCGCCCGCAGCGCCGCGGTGTCGACCGAACCGGCGGAAAACGTCGGGGTGTAATTGCAGCGCACATAGCGGTTCGCACCTGCCAGGTCGACCGCCAGCGTAATCTGGCCCGTCTGCAGCGTGCCCCCGGCATTACCTGTCGCCGCCACGGTCGCCGCCTGGACCAGATAATCGGTCCAGGTCGAACCATCCGGCGAGTGCTGGAAATCGAACGCCACGGACATGGTGTGGCCGGTCGCGAGCGTGGTATCGAACACCACGGCCAATTCCGCCGAAAGCGGCGGCGAGCCATTGGCGAAGCTGAACCGGTCGAAGGTAACGCCGTTTACCTGCGTGCCGGCACCGGTGCCACCGGCCGTGGCGGTGGAAGCCGCACTCATCGCGCGGCTGGACCCCAAGCCGCCGATATTATGTTGGGTAACAATGTCGGCCATCTAAAAGCCTCCTTGAAAAGAAAGGTTGAATTGAACCTGGAAACCCTGCCGGTCAGCAGGGCGCCAGCATCAAAAACGAATTACGAAATCGCCGGCGCCCACGCGACGAACTGGTTGACCGCCACCGATGCGTCATGCCTGATATGGAAGTCATGTTCCGCAACCGCGCGGATCAAGGTCAAATCCTTCTGGAACGCGCTTTGCGTGGTGCCCTGTGTGTCGATATAGGTGCCCTCGAGCGAGACCGAGAGTTCAAGCTGCATCGAATCCAGCACGATCGCCTCGGTCATCTCCACCAGCATCACGAAAGACGTGCCGGCAACACCGCTCGGGTTCTGAATGTTGATCGGGATCTGCGTGGATTTCTTGTACGGATACCCAAGCAGCGTGCCCTTGCTCAGCTCATCCCGGTACACATAAACGCCCAGGCTGTTCTGCACATTGTTGAGATAGTTCCAGGAACGCGGATGCATGAACCAGCAGCGCTTGATATCCGGGACGTTGGCGGTATCCAGCTTGTTGACCAGGCCGCCAAGCTCAGATGCCACCGTCGCCAGCGTATAGGTGGCGTTGGAGGTGATGAAGTTCCCGCCGCTGGCCGCGGTGCTGTTGGCGCCGGTCAGATAATTGCCCGCATTCCCACCGTTGCCGCTGGCAAAGCCGTTCGCGAAGCTCAGGAAGCCGCGCGGCTGGTACGCCGTGCCAACGCCGAACATGAATGCATAATCCTCCGCCAGCGCGATCACCTTCACCAGGTCATCCCGCACAAAGGCGTCGATCGCAGGGTCGGCGTAGCGCATCATGTCGTTGGAAACCGGCACCAGCGCCGTCAGCTTCTTGAAGCTGGCGACGATATCATTCAGCGTCTGCTGGCTGGAGGAGATCGCCTGCGCCTCGCCGGCATAGCTGGCGGTCGCGGCACTCGCCTGCCCGGGCAGCGTCATCGTGCCGCGCGGCATCGGAATGTTGCGCGGCCCAGCGGCCCGCACCACGGCCTGGGCGCGCAGCAGCTCGATAATCTCGTTCATATAGTCGGGCGGCACGATAAAGCCGCCGGCCGAGCCGGTACCGGTCACCAGCGCCTTGGTGACGGGATGGTTTTCACCATAAATTTCCTGGGCGATGCTGCGCGCTTCCCGGACGGAGCCGCGGCCCTGGCCGATCATCTTGATCACGCCGCCCACCACGAGGCTCTTCTCGGTCAGATATTTATCGCCTTCCGCCTGCGCCGGCACGGTCTGCCCGGCCACCGGCTTTGCCGACTTCGCCGCCAGCGCCTGCGCTTCCTGCACGCGCTCAATCTGCGCGTCGAACGCCTGCACCTCGGCCTTTTTTTCGCCAAAGGCCTTGATCTCGTCGGGGGTCAGATCGTCTTTGGTTGCCAGCGCGTCGAGCTGCTCGAACGCCGCCTGACGCTGCTTGCGGATGTCCGCCAGCTTCTGCACGTGCATATCAGTCTCCATTTATGGATAAGGCGGCTTGCCCAAGGCCGGTTGGGGCATCCGGCTATGCGCCGGAATTCAAAAAATCAGGCGGCTTTCGCCCGCAGCTCCTGCACTTCCTTGCGGCGCGCCTCTGCGGACTTCCCATTGGCGGGACCGCCCGAATCACCATCACCATCGGAAGTCTGCACGTCCGTGGCGTCCGTATCCGGCGGCATCAGGTCCTTGATGCATTTTGCCGCCTTCACCAGGCTCTTGCCGGTCTCCCGGTGCGCCTCCATCGCTTTGTCATGATGCGCCAGCGCATCTTTCAGCGCATCGGCCGTCGCGGCCGAAATCTTCTTGCCATCCTTCACCCGTGTGGCGGCGGCTTTGGTCCTGTAGAAGCCAGCACGGAACTTCCGCACCATCGGGTTGCTCCCGGCCGTCACCAGCACCGCATCATCCGCTATCAGGCCATCCATCTGTTCTTCCTGGCCCAGCGTGCCCTGCGCCTCCGCAATGGCTTCCGCCACCTCTTCTTCCGTCATGGCGATCAGCGCGGCGCCCAAATCCTGCATCACGCCGGCCAGAATTTCCGGCAGCTTGCTGTTATCGCCCTCCAGCGCGGTTTCAATCCGCGCGGATGTCTGGGCATAGCCCAGCGAAGCCAGCAACCAGGCGAGCTGGCCGATATCGTAAAGGTCCTTCACCACCGGCGCGCCAGCGCGCCGAAGCACGCCTTTCACCACAGTTTGCTGTGCGGCCTTCTCTTCTGCTTTTGCCATTTTTTCCTCATATCCATCGATCACCGATTGCGCGGATTTTTTCACCGCATCCGGAATATCTGTCTGGCTGACTCGCGAAGCGGCTGCCCGAATGCCGGACGCCACGGCGACAAGCTTGCCGTTTTTAATGTCCGCGAAAGGCAGCTTGTAACTGCCCTTCAGCGTGGCGTTGGCTTCGTCATAAGCCAGAAATCCTAGCTTCGCTTTGTCTGGGTCCGGATGATCGCCGTTGAAACCGGCATCATTCAAAATCCGGTCCGCCGCGTCGCGGCCATCCCAATCGGATTCGATGTCGATATCCAAATCCTTCGCCGGCGCACAGCGCCAATCTTCCGAATTTGCCGCGCGTAGCCTGCGCTGGGTGATCACCGCATCCTTGTTGGCCGGGATGGAAACGATGCTTGTCTCCATCAGATCGATTTTCAAATAGCGCTGCGGCGCATTGCGCTTCCCGGCTTGCGCCGGGTTCATTGCTTCGGTCTCGATCGGATCAAACCCGATCGAAACCGTATTTAGCACGCCGGCCTTCACCAATCCGCAAATTTCGTCGGCCTTTTTGCTCACGCCCTCCGGCGCGAACTCGATATCCATCTGCAGCGCATCCGGCAGCTGCACAAAATTGCTCGCCCGCCCGATCGGATGCTCAGGGTCATGCTGCCACAAGATGATCGGGTTGGCCTTGAACCCGGAAAGATCGATGCCGCTCTGCACCACTTGTTCGCCCGTCCGGTCCACTTCCCCGGTGGAGCAAATAACCCGGATCTGCCGCGGCCCCAGATCAACCGTCTGACTCGCAAAGGCCTTCCTAACCCGGTCCATCTCAATCCTCTTCTGGCGTATCGGTTGCCGCCGGCCCATTGCCGATCGTGATATTCGTTCCGTCTGTCGGCACGCCTGGCGCCGGCAGCAGCCCGCTACCCGGACGCCCTGCCCCATCGGCCGCCGTGCCGCTCACATCGCTGCCCAGCGCCGCCGTGTTGGTCGGTACCAGCAGTTCGTCGCCGCCTTTCTTCGGCGGCAAGCCTTCCGTCTTGCGCGCCTCATTCGGCGTCAGGATCGAGGACAGCACGCCAATCCGCGCGGCATTATAGCGGGTCATGATATCGGCCCGCAGTAATTGCGTTTCGTCGAAGTCGAGCAGCACGCTGTCCGCTTCCAGGTCGAACGTGAACTCCATCCGGGTTTCCCAACGGTCGAGCTCCGGCGCGATCGTGCCGTTCACATATTCCTGGTTCTGCTCCGGCATGGACTTTGCGGAGGTTTTTTCCATCACGCCCAACTTGAACAACGGCACGCCCCACCAACGCGCAACGTCCGCGACCTGGAAATTCCGGCCAGCCAGAAATTCGAGATCCACCGATGTCAGACTCAGCGACTGGTACTCGATGCCCTCTTCCAGCACCGCCGTCTTACCAACATTCTGAATTCCTGAGTTAAAATCGTTCCACGAAGTCCTCAGCCGGGTCACTGTGTCGTCGTTCAATCGACCTTTGGCCTTCAGAATACCAGAATTGCGCGCGCCGTTCCGCATCCAGCGTGCAGCCTGCTGTTCCTGCCCCATCGCCAGGCCAATAGAATCCCGCGCCAGCCCGATGGTCGATGCGCCGACCAGCGCGTTGAACGTCAGACCGCGAATATGCAGAATATCCTCGGCCGGAATCGCCGTCGGAAAATCCTGCAACATGGCAATCTGCCATAGGCCGAGCCGGTTGACATTATAGAAAATCGACCCGTCGCCCGCTTCCAGCACCATCACCGCGTCAGGATTGATCGGGATCAGCTCAATCGGTTCTCCAGCTTTATTGCGCCGTATCGCCGCATAGGCATTCCCCCGCAGCAGCAACCCCGCCTGCAACATCTCCGCGAATTCAAACCATCCTTGCTGGCGGTTCGGCTTTTTCAGCAGCGGCGAAAGCCAATGGTCGGTAACGAGAACTTTCTCTTCGTCGGCATTCAGCCGGTACAGGGACGGCGTGCAGCGCGCCAGGTCGATCGAAATGCACCTTACGCATCGATACACCGCGGACACCGCCATGGCCGTCGCCTGGCTGATCAGCAGGCCGGTG